GGCGCACCGGTTTTCGCAGCATTTTGAGAGGGTGAACACATGGGCGGAGTAGGCAGCGGCCGGCACCCATCGCCAGCAACGCAGGTGAAGCGCAACACCGTGCCCACGGTAGAGCTAAAGCTGCTAGGTAACTACAAGCCCGACAAGCACGGCCGGCGCGTGGATGACGTTATAGCCATAGCCAGCGGGAAGCCTGAACCGCCAGCCAACATGAGCGAAGCCGGCGCTGAATGGTGGGCCTGGTCCGTGGACAGCCTGCCCGCTGGTATCTACACCAAAGCCGATACGGGGTTATTGCACCAGGCATTGAACTGGTGGGTCCGCTGGGCAGCTGCGGCAGATGCCGGCGATGCCGTGGAAATGGAACGGGCAACCCGGAACTACGTTGCACTGTCAAAAGTGCTGTATTTCGGCCCAGTGGGCCGAACGAAGCTGGTATCGTCCGAACCCGTACAGGTCGACGGCATATCCAGAAGGGAGCGTGGCAATGGCTGACAAGGTAACCGCACGCTGGACGCTGAACGACGCTGACGAACGTGCCGTAGTAAATGGCTGCCGGATGGATGAAACCCGCGGCCAGCACATTATCGATTTCTGCCAGCAGCACCTGCGACTATACGAAGGGGAATACGCCGGCCAGCGGGTAGAGCTGATGGACTGGCAGCACGACCTGCTTATGCGGCTGTTTGGCTGGGTGAAGTTTAGCGACGACTGGAACCGCGAAGTACGGCGGTTTACCCGCTGTAGCCTGTGGGTGCCCAAAAAGAGTGGGAAGTCACCTTTGGCGGCGATGGTAGGCCTTTACCTGATGACGGCCGACGGAGAACGCGGGCAAAAGGTATTCAGCGCGGCGAAAGACGGCAAGCAGGCCGGCATTGTCCACGCGCATGCCAAAGCGATGGTAGAAATGTCGCCGGCCCTGGCCGCGGAATGCAAGATAAACAACACCAGCGGCGTGATAGCCCATACACCGACGCGAAGCACGTACAGCATACTGCGCGGTGATAATATCAAAGGGCAAGAAGGGCTGAACGGCAGCGTCATTATTGACGAAACGCACGTCGTGGACAGCCGGCTGGCGTCTGTACTTGAATACATGGGCGCATCGAGGGCGGAGCCGATCCAGTTTGAAGTAAGCACCGCCGGCAATAACCCCCAGGGGTACGGCAAGCGGCAATGGGACTATGGCCGGGCCGTAAATGAAGGGATGATCCACGACGATTCATTCTTAGCGGTTGAATATTCGGCACCGCAGGCGACAACTGACGCGGATTGCGGTGACGTAGAAATCTGGAAAGCTGCCAACCCATCCTGGGGCGTCACAATCAAGCAGGGCGAATTCGAGCAAAGCTACCAACGGGCACAGCGTAGCCTGACAGACTTCCAAACGTGGAAAATGTACCGTTTAAACATATGGACCAGTGCGCAAAATATCTGGCTGCGCAAGGCAGACTGGAAAGAATGCCAGGCCGACATCACCGAGGATGAAATGGCCGGCCGGGACTGCTTTATCGGGCTGGACCTGTCACGGACGCGGGATATGACAGCGGCCGTTTGCGTCTTTCCGGGTGACGACGGCGAGACCTATACCGTTCTGCCGTATTTCTGGCTGCCCGAAGAAACCGCGAAAGCCAATAGTCATCTGGCATCGTACCTGGACTGGTCAGCCGGCGGCTATCTGGAACTGACACCAGGCAACGTCGTTGATTATTCGTACGTGGAACAGCGGATTATTGACCTGGCCGGCCTGTTCAACGTGCAGGGTCTGGTTTTCGATCCCACGTACGCGGAAGAACTGACACAGCGGCTAGAAGCTAACAACGGTATTCCGCGCGAAGCATTCCGCCAGACGATTATGATGTTTGCCGGCCCCACGGCGGAATTTGAACGGCTGGTTATCGGTAAGCACCTGCGGCACCCAGGCCACCCCGTACTAGATTGGCAAGCCGGGCACGTACAGGTGAAGCAGGACAACAACGCAAACAAGCGGCCCGTGAAGCCTGTTCACGACGACCCGAAAAAGATAGACGGCATTGTGGCGGCGATCATGGCACTAGGCCGCGCGCAGGCTGAAGCTCCACCAGTTTATGACTATTACGAAGACAACACCCTGGAACTGTTCTAATGGCAAACATGATCGATACAGGCGACGAAGCCCGCAGCATGGAGAATCCAAACATTCCGCTGGGCAGCCCTGAAGTATGGAACGAAGTTTTCGGTAGTGACCTGGCCGACACCGGCGAAGCTGTGAACAGCAAGAAGGCTTTAAGCCTGGCACCCGTCTGGCAGGCGGTAAGCCTGATATCGGGCGACGTTGCGAAACTGCCCATAAACGTCTACCGCCGTCGGCCCGACCTGGGCGAACGCGGCCGGGAAGTGGACCGCGGGCATGTAGCCCAGAACCTGATTAGGTGGAAGTCCAACCCGCATATGTCCGCGTTCAAGTTCTGGCGGCGTTTGATGACGCACGCGCTGCTGTACGGCAACGCATACGCTTTGATTGACCGCGACCCGAACGGCAAGGCGTTGGGCCTATATCCGCTGTTACCTGACCGGACACAGCCGCAGATACGCGACGATGGCAGTATGTTCTACGTTTCCGAAATAGGCGGCGAACTGGTTACATTCTTCGGCAGCCAGGTAATGCACCTGGAACATATCAGCATCCGCGGTGATGCAGACTGTGAACTGGTCAGCGTTGCCCGCAACAGTCTGGCACTGGGCCTGGCACAGAATAAGTTTGCCAGCCGGTTTTTCCAACACGGTGCCCGCATTGGCGGAATTCTGGAAGTGCCGCCAGGCATGACAAAAGTAGCAGCCGACAATCTGGAACAGGGATTCCGCAAGACCTACGAAGCGGTAGACAACGCATTCAAAACCGTCATTCTGCGCGAGGGGTCCAAATTCCACGCCGGCCAGTTCAATGCGCAAGAAGCGCAAATGGTGGCGGCCCGCAGCGAACAGGTAAAAGACATTGCCCGCTGGTACAACCTGCCACCGCATAAGCTGGGCGACGACAGCCGGACCAGTTACAGCAGCCTGGAACAGGAAAACCGCAGCTACCTGGATAGCTGTTTGTCGCCCTGGCTGCACACAATCCAGGCTGAATGCTGGATGAAGCTACTGACGACACCGGAACAGGACGCGGGCACCCATTTCGTAGAACACAACATTGACGCATTGATTCAGGCGGACACCCTGACCAAATACCAGGTTGGCCGTATGGGTATAGAAATGGGCGTTCTAAGCCCTGACGAATTCCGAGCTATGCAAAATATGAACCCACGGCCAGACGGCCGCGGTGGCGTTTACCTGCGGCCGCTAAACATGACTGTGGCTGGCGAAGAAGATACTCAGGGCGACGATTCAGCCAGCCGGGACGCTACGCGCTATGTCATGTTAGACGCTATTGACGATGCCGTGGGAGGGCTGCTGGGCGTTGTCACGCGGGCCGTCAAACGCAAGACAGCAAGCCGGTTTTGCAGCTGGGTAGATGGCAGCCTGGACAGTGACACAATGGAAACCGTGCAGGCCGATCTATGCACCGCGGTGATGGCGTATTGTGCTGTCAGACGTAGCGACGTACTGGAAACTACCAGCCGGATTATGGAAGCACTCTACAGCCGGCTGCACAGGCAGTTGGACAAGCTGCTGGAATCCACCGGCCAGGATGACATCAAAGCAACCGTTGTGGATAACGCGGCCAGTCTGCGCGTGGACCTGCCTGAACTAATTTTGCAAGACGTTGAAAAGGATGACGACCAATGAAAAAGCGTTTCCCGAACCAGCTGCCCGTCGAAGTGCGCAGCGAGAACGGCCAGCCCGTCATTACTGGTTATGCGGCCGTGTTCTATCGTGCAGACGACCCGGGCACAGAATTTGAACTGATGGACGATTACGTTGAACGCATCATGCCAGGTGCATTCACAAACGCAATCGAAGCGCGGCAGGATGTCCGCGGGCTGTTTAATCACGATATGAACCAGGTGCTAGGCCGTACCACGGCCGGCACAATGGTGCTAAGTGAAGACGGTCTAGGGCTACGGTACGACATTACGATGCCGGACACCCAGCTAGGCCGCGACGTAGCTACCAGCATTAGCCGCGGCGACGTTACCGGCAGCAGTTTTAGCTTTCAGGTGGGCACCGACGGCGCAGAAATACGACGCGACGACGGGCAGACTGTCCGCGAACTGCGCAACCTGGACGTGTTCGATGTCGGCCCTGTCACGTTTCCAGCGTATAAGGGCACCAGCACAACGCTGCGCAGCCTGGACAACGTGCAGGAATCGAATGCGGCACTGGATCAGTGGTTGGAAGCTGCCCAGCGGGACCAGGACGCGGTTACAGTGCGGGCCAGGCTAATCCAGCTGGATTTGCATTGACGATTACAGACGAACCGTGACAATTACAGATGCCGGTTGAACGCAACGCAAGTAGACGGCGACTAACGAACAGCTGAACCCTGACAAGGCAGTATCTGTTTGTGCTGTGTCTTATTACGAACACAGCCGGCAGATGGTGCCTGTTTTTTGTGGACCTAGCCGGCGCAAACCGACAAGGAAACCACGATGTCAGATATTCTTAAGCAGCTGCAAGAGCAACGTAGCGAACTGTCAGCCCAGATTAAAACACTGGCCGAAAGCCAGGATGATTGGTCCGCAGAAGACCGCGGTAATTGGGAATCGGTTAACAGCCAGTACGATAACGTATCGTCTGAAATGGAAGCCGAAAAAGAAAAGCTGGCCGTCGAATCGCGATTAGCTGAAGTGGCGCAGGCCACTGACGTTGCAACATTCAAGGCAAAGCGCGCAGGGGCTGAACCTGTCACGGCCGAAAGCCACAACCTGGCATTCCAGGCCTGGGCACGATACCAGAACGGTATTGATATCGAGGACCGCCACCAGAACGCGTGCCGCCAGGTAGGCATTGATTACAAAGCACCGTCTTTCGATGTCACGCTGGCACAGAAGCCGCTCGGATTCCGCCATAACGGGTTTGGTCGTGCATTGGAAGCACGGGCGCAATCTGTTGGCACCGATTCGGCTGGTGGTTACACCGTCCCCGAGGGATTCGTTTCGGAACTGGAACGGGCATTGCTGGCATTTGGTGGCCCGCGGCGCGTTGCCAGAATTCTGCGAACTGACAGCGGTAACGATATGCCCTGGGCAAACGTCGACGACACCGGCAACACAGGCCGACTGTTGAGCGAGAATGCCGCGATTACTGAAACCGCTGTCACGTTTGGTAGTGTGACGCTGGCGGCCTATAAGTATTCGAGCGACAGCGTACTCGTCAGTGCCGAACTGATGTCAGATTCGGCATTCTCGCTGGCATCTGAAGTCGGCAGCATGCTGGGCGAACGTATCGGCCGCATCACCGCGCAGCACTTCACCACGGGCACCGGCAGCAGTCAACCGCAGGGCTGTACTGTTGGCGCGTCTGCTGGCGTGACAGCCGCGGGGGCAGCTGCAATTACCACTGACGAATTGATTGAGCTGTATCACAGCGTCGACCCCAGTTACCGGAATGATCCGAGCTTCGGCTGGATGATGCACGATGACATCGTGCTGTACGTTCGCAAGTTGAAGGACGCGAACGACCAGTATCTGTGGCAGCCTGGCCTTCAGGACAGCGAACCTGACCGATTGTTGGGTAAGCCCGTCGTTGTCAATAACGACATGCCTGCCCTGGCAACTGGAAACGTCACTGTCCTAGTTGGCGCTTTTTCCAAGTTCATTATTCGGGACGCTGGCAATATCCGGCTGTTCCGGCTGGAAGAACGATTCAGGGACAATGACCAGACTGGATTCGTGGCATTTAGCCGCCATGACAGCAAAATTATCGATGCCGGTAGTGGGCCGATTAAGAAGCTGACCCAGGCATAACGGGGTAGCAATGAAGGTCAGACTGTTGACGGGGCGCGTATCGCTAACCGGCGTGAACAATGCCGGCGACGTTATCGACGTTCCCGAAGCGGAAGCCATGACCCTGATTGACCGAAACCTGGCCGAACCTGTCACGCAATCGCGCGTGGCAGGCCGGCCGGAATCGGCGATGCTGGAACCACCCAAGCCCAAGCGCAGGAAAGCAAAACATGACGGGCGTAATTGACTACGGCCTGGACCTGCAAACCGCAGCCGCAGCCGAACCGTTGACGGCGGCGGAGTGCCGCAGCCATTTGAACCTTGACGAAACGTACTACGACACCACGCTGGACAATCTGGTTATAGCGGCCAGACAAACGGTGGAGTCTGTCACCGGCCGCCAGTTGATAACGGCAACGTATGACCTGACCCTGGACAAGTTCCCAGCAGGCCGTAAGGTGCTGCCGCTGCCCAAGGGCCAGCTGCAAAGCGTATCAGCGATAACCTACACCGACACCGCCGGCATTAGTGCAACCTGGACGGCCAGCGATTATATCGTTAGCACGAAACGCGACCCAGGCAGCGTTACGCCGGACTACGACAAAGTCTGGCCCAGTGCGCGCAGCGTTCGCGATGCCGTGCAGATTCGATTTGTTGCCGGCTACGGTGACGCGGCCAGCGACGTACCGCAGGCAATCAAGCAGGCCATTCTGCTGCTGGTTGGTCACCTATTCGAGAACCGTGAAGCCGTACTGGTGGGCGTGAATGCACAGCCGCTACCAATGGCCGTTGACAGTCTTCTGGCACCGTATTCATTGGGGGACCAGTTTACATGGTACGGGCAGGGAAGCTAAGGCGGCGCATCGCCATTCAGACAGAAGCCGAAGCCGCTGACGCTGGCGGACAGTTGATAAGTACGTGGTCGACAGACAGAACGATGGACGGGCAGATTATCGAGAAGGGCGGCGGCGAGACAATCCGCGGCAACCAGGTTAACGACCAGGTAACGGCCGTAGTCGTCATACGCGAACCGCGTAGCGGCACGTTTCCTACGCCGAAAATGCGTTGTCAGTTCACCGACGGCGGCAGCACCAGAACATTAGATATCGAGTACGTGCAGCGGCGTGATAACTATCACCGCGAATTGTGGTTGTACTGCCGGGAGGATGTCTAGGTGGCAAAGTTCGGACTAAAAAACGCTGGTTTTCACGTCACCGGAATGGACGTTGTTGACCGCAAGCTATCCAGTTTTGACGACAAGGTGCAGAAGAAACTGATTCGCAAAGCGTTGCGCAATGGTGCAAAGCTGATAGCCGGAACCGCTAAAAGTGCGGCACCGAAGGACAGCGGACTATTGAAGACCAGCATTAAGCCGAAAGCTGCGAAGCGTAGCCGCAAGACAGCCCACCAGGTAACAGTGCGGGTGGTTAGCGGGATGTCCACGCACCGCGGCGAGTTCTACCCTGGCGGGTTTATCGAGTACGGCACGCAATACCAGCCGGCCCAGCCGTTCATGCGGCCAGCAGCGAAACAGCAGCGGCAGGCGGTGATTAACCTATTCCGCAAAGACGTTGCGGAAGCTGTGAAGGAACTGGCGAAAAAATGACAGACATTGGCAAAGGGCTACGCACGTACCTGCTGACAGACACCGCAATAGCGGCTGACGTTGGAACGCGCATATTCCCCAGGGCCATGCCGCAAGATGCCACGCTGCCGGCTATCGTGTTCCAGCTAATCAGCAGCATTAGCGTGGACCAGGTAGACAGCGCGGCAGGCATTGCCAATGCACTGGTGCAGGTAGACATCTACGGCGAAACGCACCTGGCCGCGAATAACCTGGCCGAAGATGTCCGCAACGCTGTACACGGTTACAGCGGGAGCATGGGCAGCGAAACAGTGCAGTCTGTTGGTATCGCCAACAAAATTGAAGGCTACCTGGTGCCTGACGACGGCGGCGACGACGGCACGTACCGCGTAACGCTGGACCTGGACATTGTACACACCGAAGCAGTACCCACGTTTTAGGAGTTTGAATTATGGCGATGACAGGCAACGGAACGAGCATTGTATTCGGAACGTCAGGCTGGACGGGTTCGATTATTTCGATATCGGGCACAAGCCAATCACGCGAAGCCCTGGAAGATACGCACCTGGGCATCACGGGCGAGCGAACATTCGTGCCGGACGATCTAATCAGCCCAGGCGAATTCGATATCGAATTCTATTGGGACCAATCCGCGGGGACATTTCCACCGATTACGGCGGTGGCAGAAAGTTTGACGATATCGTTCAAATTGAAAACGGGCGAAACCGTCCAAGCCACTCTCGCTGGATCAGGATTCGCGACAGAATCCGAAGGACCGACAACGACGAATTCTGAACTAATGACCGGCACAATGACCATCCAGTGGGACGGGAAAACCGGCCCCACGTATACAGCAGGCAGCTAAATGGACATCCAACTAGAACCGCACCCTGCCAGGCATCTGGTAGATGGCGAGCTGGTGCCGTTAATAACGGACCAACTGATGGTCCGCGTTGATGGTATTCAGGTCGGCTACTGCGGCGCGGCTGCTGGTGGGTATCTGCAATTCACCGTGCCCGTGGACCAGGCCACCCAGGACGCTGTAGCTGTCCACGTTGAACAGCAGGTAGGCGGCCCGCAGGATGTCGTGGTGATATTGGACGTGGAAGCAGCGTTAGAAGTAATCGACGACGACGACGGTAACGGGGAGCTCACTAACGATGACGAAGATAGCAGGCCGGAATGACATATTGAAATTGTGCGAACGGCGGCACAAGGACGTTGTAATCGACGAACTGGGCCTGGCGTTTCGTATTCAGTCATTGACCGAACGCGAAAAGGCAGCCTATGAAACCGCGTTAATTGGAAAGGCAGGCAAGATCAGCAAACAGCGGCTGCTAGATGCCAGCCGGCGGTTGGTTTGTCTATGCCTGGTCGACAAGGACGGCAAGCCGGTTATGGATGCGGGCGACGTTGATAACCTGGCGAACCTGGACGGGCTGGTTGTCGCCAGGCTGTACGATGCCTGCCGCGTGCATTGTGGGTTTGACGAGGGCGACATCGAGGGCGCGATAAAAAACTCCGAAGCGATTCACGTAGACGATTCGCAATGACCCTGGCGGCGACGCTAGGGCACGTCAACGTGGATCACATGTTAGATCAGATAACCCCCGAACAGTTTATAGAGTGGCAAGCGTGGTTAGTAGTTGAACAGGGCGGCGACCAGTGGCACCAGACGGCACTACTGGCAGCCGTGATACATAACACCCAGGTGGTTAAACGTAGCGACCTGGCAAGCCCTGACGACTACTTGCCGCAGTTTAACGTAGGTAATGACAAAGCAACTGACACCGACGAAGCCGAACGGCTGATTGCAGCACAATATGGCAACAGTGGCTGAAATAGCTGTAAACATTACAGCACGCACGCAAAAGCTTGAGAAAGACCTACAGCGCGCCAAGGATAAGCTCTCGAAGGTGGGCCAGTCTGCGAAGACCAGCGGCAGCGCGTTGGGCGGCTGGGCGAAGCGGGCACTAGGTGCCGCGGCAGCAGCCTACGGCATGTATGCGGTACTGCGCAGTATTTCCACGGCGATGGAAGAAATTGACGCGGCAGCCAAGCAGGGGCGGGCTATTGGCATGACGACCCAGCAGATTTTGCAGCTGAATCACGCTGCCAAATTGGCCGGCGTAGGTGCAACGCAACTTAAAACGGGCCTGGCCCGCATGACAGTGGGCGTTCAGGACGCGGCCAGGGGCACCGGCGAAGCACGACTAGCGTTGGAGGCTATGGGCGTCAATGTCCAGCAGCTGGCGGCACAATCACCGCATGAGCAGTTCATGGCGATAGCTGACGCTATATCGGGCATCGCGGACCCAGCCCAGAAAGCTGACGCGGCCTATAAAATGTTCGGCCGCAGCGGTATTGACCTTATTAACATGCTGAACGGTGGAAGCGCGTCACTTACAGCCCAGGCCGCGGAATTCGACAAGCTGAACGGTAAGATCAGCGACATAGACGCCAGCGCAATAGAAGCGGCGAACGATGCCATTACCGACATGAAAACAGCTTTCAAGGCTGTCTGGCAGCAGCTGGCAATTGCCCTGGCACCGACACTGAAAGCCGTCGCGAAGATATTTCAGGACATTGCGGAGTGGGTCCGATCAGTAGCCGAACGGGCCAAAACTATGGGCCTGCGGTTTAGCCGTATTGTTCCAATCGTCGTCAAAATGATCGCGATATTCGTGGCTATGAAGATTGCCACGATTGCCCTGGTAGCGGCGAAGGCTGCGCTGCTGGCAATGTCCGGCCCTGCTGGCTGGGCACAGCTGGCGGTTGGCCTGGCCCTGGCAGCCGGCGCATATGCCACGATAAAAAATGAACTAGGCGGCGCGGTGAAAGAAACCAAGAACCTGACCGGGGCGACGCAACAGCAGGTAGAAGCAACGGAACAGCAGACGAAAGCAGCGGACGACCTGAAGAAGAAGCAGGCCGAACTGGCACGGCAGCAACAGGCACTGATAGCAGCCGGCAAACAGGTAACGGACCAGTTTAAAGTACCACAGGAAAACTTGAGCGAACGGTTGGCGCATCTGCACAAGCTGGTTCAGGCAGGTGCTATCAGCTGGCAGACCTACGGCCGGGCCGTGAAGGGTGCTATTACAGATTTTAAGTCAGCCAGCAAGGCACAGCAGCAGCAGGCAGCCAAGCCGATAGCGGCTGTAACAATGGGATCGTCTGCGGGATTTTCTGCACTGCAAAAGGCGAACCGCGAACAGCAGCGGCAGACGCGGTTACACGAACAGGAAGTGGAATTACAGCAGCAGACGAACCGCATACTTAACGGCGTCCGAACTGACATCACGAACAGCGCACCGGAAGTTGCAAACATATGACCGTTACAGCAGTAACAGTAAAGCACGACGGCTGGTCTGCCAGCATGACGCCAGGCAGCCAGAAGGTGCAAACCGTGGCCGGCGTTGTCACCCTGGGCAGCAAGATCGACTTTACCGTTGTCTTCAACGTCAAGACAGACGACAGGCAAGATGGCCCGCAGATAGTAGCCGCGGGTGATATTGCCGGCGTTAACATTCCCAGCATCGGTGATTTTTACGAATTCGGGAACGACAAGGACGTAAACGCATTCTGTAAGGCCGTGGCACCGCGTTCATTAGGTGGGAATCTGTGGGAAGTCACTTGTGTCTATGGTCCGGCGCAAGACCTGACACCCAAAGACAAGCCAGCTGCAATTGATATGAAGGACAAAGACGGGCAGCCGGTTGACGACCCGATGAACGCTATGGCAACCGTCAACGTAGGCCTGGTGCATTTAAAGGCACCTGTTGCCAAGGCGTTGTACAGCGGCCAGGTATGGCACGTAAAAGACGTTGGCATCGTCGCAAAACGCGAAGAAATAATGCAGCTGCCTGGCGGCCCGCTGGGCGGCACGCGCGTTGAACCGGCTCGCCACGGTGGATTGTTTGAATGGCCTGACGCGATACCAGTGGTAAACAGTGCCGGCACGCCATTTGATCCAGCGCCAGAACGCGACGAAGCCCGCGTTCGTATTACGATTTCCCGAAACCATCTAAACGCGCCGCGTTTCCATATTGACCGCTGGGTGGATACCGTCAACCGCAACCCGTTTAGGATTGAACGTCAGGGCTTTATATGGGACGTGGACGCCGGCGCAGCCAAAATGATGTCAGTTGGTATGCAGCAGCAGGAGTGGAACGGGTTTGCATTCTGGCGCGTGACGTATGAAATACACCTGATTCCTGACAGCATGATGGTGGATTGGAATTGGGACGACGACGAGTTCCACCCCTGGCGGCCGAAGATTCTAGACCAGGGGCTGGTACGGTCAACAGATGCAGACGACGGCGACTACTTCACAGCGAAAAAGGCCGGCGTTGAAAATATTGTAGACAGCCGCGGCCAGGCGATAACTGAACCAGTGTTATTAAACGGCGACGGCGGCACCCTCATAGGCGACCCGCTGGGCCGTAGCGCGGTCTGGCTGGAATACATAATTTACCAGGAAACCGAGTGGGCCGGACAACAGGCAGGCAACCTGTTGTTCAACCAGCTGAATCAAGGCGTTCGTTTATAAAGGGCAACGACGATGGCAGACAAAACTTGGAACGGTACAGGCAGCGTTGGCAATGAAGGTGACCTAGCAGAAGCTGACAATTGGACACCCAGCGGCCTGCCGGCAGCCAGTGACGACGTGCGGCTAGTGGCGCAGCACCCGCAGGCCATGACAGCAGGTCTAAGCGCGTTGTCTGTCACCAGCCTGGCGTCATTTATCGTGGAGCAAGGCTACACCGGCGCGATTGGCACCAGCACCGTTACGCTGGATATCCTGGTAACGGGGACGTTCGAATTCAACGGCACGGGCGAATCCTATATCGATCTGCTGGCAAGTTCCATAGATGCCATTGTGATTAGCACGGGCAGCCCGTCAGCGGCTGGCAAGCGTAGCCTGAACCTGTCCGGGTCCACGTTGTCAGCCATTGAAGTGCGGGGCGGTAACGTCGGCATCGGCCGGCACGGCAGCACCAGCACAGTCACAGCGACCCGCATCAGTGGCGGCGAACTGTATATCGACAACGGCACGACGGTTAATACGCTGACAAGCCACGGCGGGACCGCGTACCTGGACGCGAATATTATCACAGTGGCACTGTACCGCGGGCAATTGATAACAGGTGAATCAGCGACGATTACAACGCTGACAATTGACGGCGGCAGCGTCACAGATTACAGCACCGGAACGATTACAACCGCGAACGTGAATACCGGCCGTCTGACGGTGCCGGCCGGTATTTCAAAGGCGATCACAACGCTAAACCTGAACGCCGGCGGGTCCGTATCATTCGACCCGAATAATGTGACGGTGGGCGATGTCCAGCTAGGAACCGACAACGTACCGATCACCGTTAGCACGGGCCGCGGGTAATAAATCAGGGGGGGGTACGATGGCAAAAGGCTACCTGGTCACAGCGGAAACAATCGAGAAGCTGCGCGCCGATCACGAAGAACTGAAGACGCAAATTAAGCGGCTACAGAATACGGTGCTGCGCCGGCCGGCAGCTGCTGTTGGCGGCCAGGCTGAAACGCTGGCCCTGGCAAAGACCACTGGCACAATTGCCGGCTACACGACGAACGATGACGGCAACCCTGTACTGGAAGGCGGGGAAGCTACCATTCAATCTATGGACGGTGAAGGGGTGCTGGTGGACCAGCTGCGGACAGTGACGGCGTACAACGTGGATAGCAGCGACGTTGAAGCCGACACCTATGTTAACGTTAGCCGGCACTTTAAGACCGGCAAATGGCTGATAGACCAGGTAGGCAGCACGGCTGCTGGACAGACGCTGCACCGTTTCACACTGAACGAAGATATGGGCACCGGAACAGCGCAGCAGGCCGGCGCGGACCTGCTGACCCTGGCCGGCGTGGACACTGGCACAGATGTCACCCTGCTGGATGTTAATAATCGGTTTCCGTATGCGTTGGGGCCGGCAACCTATGCCCATAGCGGCACGCCAGAACAGAACACCATTACGGGTGCCCGTGGCCTGGCTATTTTCGATGGCACCGATTACTACATTGTGGAATGCGAATCGATAGCCCGTTTTTGCCGTTTCAAGGTAGACCAGGTTAGCGGGTTTGATACGTCGGACGCAACATTCGACGCGGTGCCGATAGACTACGGCTGGATGGACGGCCAAAACCCAGGGCCGCGGACTATCAATAACCCGCAGACGCATTGCCTGGACCCTGCTGAGTATATCTTTTCAGGTGACGACGGTGACTACCTGATTGCTAGATGGTCTGACGTTACAGGAACGTACTGGATTGTCCAGATGGAATGCCCTGACGTTTCGTGCTAGGGGGGGGTTATGGCCTGGTTTCCGTGCTGCTGCCCGTGGTGTTGTCTTGGATTCTCCACTGGCTACGAATACGACGTAACGATATCGGGCCTGTCAGATGACCCCTACGGCGACTGTACGAACTGCGCCAGCCTGAACGGCACGTATACGCTGCAATACTGGCAGCCGGAACCGTCGGAAGTGCAAGGCGAGCGGACGAATTACCGTTGCGATTTTAAATACGACGTACTGGATTCGCCTTACATTTGGGAATGTGACCCAGGGGCGATGCACGTATGCAGGATTGCAATGCGAATATCGCCATTCCAGCAGACTGCGCCACCCTATGACAATTACTGCCGCTATGAAGTGCAAGTGTACAGCTATTGCCAGGGGTCTAATCACGTTGTGGGTGACCTGTGGGCAAGTTTTCGATTCGAACGCGCCCAGCCTGGCGGGTACGGCAGCTGTTCATGTTTATTGGATGGAACTGAAGCGTTTGATTTTTACGGCAATTCAGACGCCAGCTACTGTATAGAAGACGCGACGATTCGCGTTGAAGGGCCGGCGTAATGGATTGTCAGTTCATCGACCAGGGCGACTACTTCAAGTGTGAGAACTGCGGCACCGTCAAACAGCGCGTAACCCGCAGGCAATGTCCGACAACGGGCGGCCTGGGCAACGCTGTGGCCCGCATAACCAGCAGCGTAGGCATCAGGAAATGTGGCGGCTGCACGCGCAGGCAAGGCTGGCTGAACCGTTTAACACCCTGGACGAAACGCGCTGACGTTGTGCTGCTGTTTCCGGCGAAAAGTGACCCGGATTGGCTGGAAACCCGCGGGGAACTGGTGGGCCAGCTGCTGGAAAAGAACGGGCACACAGCGTTCATTGCCACGATGCAAACGCGGCGGCTGGATGAACTACAGGAAATCATCGATACCCTGAACCCGCGAATTATCGTTAATCGTGCATTCTTCGTTAATCAGGATATTATCGGCCAGGCAGCCCGCAAGAACCGCGGCACCCGATTCGTTACCGTCAATCATTCCAGCTATGCCTATACGCACGCCAGTGATAACTGGATCAGACAACAGGCAGCATCTATCGAACTGGCGCACGAACTGCCAAACGTATTTTGTGCCCACGTTGACGAACGCAATATTCACGGCCAGCTGGGCCTGCGGCGTTGCATCTACTTTCCGAACGTGGTGACACAGCCGGAAGCTACAGCCAGGCCACTGGCGCAGATGGACAGGCCACTGGTCACAATCGCGGGCCGGCTGCACCTGGTGAAAAACCAGCTCCAACAGATGATGGCCGTGCGAATGGTGAGGGACGCACGCGCCCTGCTGGTTATGAAAGCTGACGACGAACTGCCGCGGCTGGCAGCGGATTCTATCGGGCTCGATTATGACCTGGTCCCCTGGTTACGGTGGCGGGCCTGGCATGAACTGCTGGCGGAACGGGTAGCCGTGGGAATGCAGGCCAGTTTTAGCGAATCGTTTAACTATGTTGCCCTGGAGCATATGCAGCTGGGCCGGCCCGTTGTGGGATCAACCGCTATCAGATACCTGCCGGCAGAATGGCAAGCAGACGCTGATTCCCCAGCAGCAATGGCCGCGGTGCTGCGCAGTCATCTGGACAATTGGGCCGAACGATCAGAACAGGCTATCGACATAGCCGGCCAGGTGATGAAAAGAAACAACGCGGCGTTTTTGGATACCGTTGCACAGCTGTTGAAACGGAAGCACGGATTTTAACAAAGGGGCTGCAAATGGAATTCGCAAAAGGCATCTGGGCGTCAATCATGACATCCAGCAAAAGTAAGCGCGTACTAGCAACGGTTGTTACCGCGTTTATTGTGGCGGTGAATCAGGAGTACGTCGGACTGGATGACGATACCTGCTGGCGTCTGGCATTGCTGGCCGTGGGACTGGTGGTATCTGATTCGATTCGCCCAGTGGACCCAGGCAAGTATCAGAAACAGGCAGACACCAATGGCGAAGCGTAACAAAGAAGACCGCCAGGGCAGGGCGGCTGGCAAGGTCGACAAGCACCAGGCAAAGGCCGACGGCAAGGTTCAGAAGATGGCCGGCAAAGCTGACCTGGCACGGGCAAAGGCCACCAAGCGAAAGTGGCTATTCTTCCTGATATGCGCGCTGATTGCTGGCTATCTAATTATCGTCAAGGGCGGCGGCCTGGGCGTTATCCAGAAGCTGATACCCAAGTAGCTGTTGTCGCACCGAACTGGCTGCCGGCGATAATAAAGGCTGCCAGACGGCGGACCACAACGCGACTAATATAGCCGCAGGCTGGCAGAACGAACCACACCCGCGAAAGCGGGCGCAAGCTGCCGCGCCGCGGTCACTCCCCATCGCGGCGCGGTGGCGTTTTTAACAAATGGGCTAACGATGGACGATGCACACTTGGAAGTTATCAAGGCGGAAATTCGCCGGCTCGAACAGAAGGTGGACGCGGTGCAGGATACGCTGGAAGCGCAACTGCGGCCGCTGGTCCAGCTATACCGTGGCAACGGCAAGCCGTCCCTTGAAGCCCGCGTTTTTCATGTTGAGCGGGAAGTGGATGACCAGACGAACAATACGCGCTGGGCGATTCGGTCAGCTGTTGCCGCGATGCTGGCAGCCCTGGGTACCGTCTTATGGTCAATCATCAGGCAGGGGTGACAAAGGCAAACCGATGAAGTTTTACAACTACTGCAAGGCTGTCTTATGGCTGGCCGGCGTATTCGCTGCCGTATCAGTTGGCGTGCTATCCAGTATGCTGATATGGAAGATAGCAAAATGGTGGCGGGCGTTCTGAATCAGTGTTGACGCAATTGACATAAGACGATACGCTTTGACCGAACATAATAAACACTCTCGTTCGGAGCTAAGTAGTCAATGGATGACGCAATCGGCAGGGCAGCCGCAGCAGCTGTTAGAGAATCTTACAACATAGCCCACCACCGGCAGCGGACGTTAAACGTAACGCTGACATCACGCCGGCAGGTACGCATTATGACGGACCCGAAACGGCGCGCCGCGTTGGAAGCTGTGGCGACCAGGGAAGCGGGCCACCCAGTGGTATTTGAATTCCACTACCGGCCAGCGATGCCAGGGCGGCCGCGATGACCGTAACAGCAGAACAACTGCTGACCTTTGCGGAACTGGCGGCCCTGCTGCACGTTTCAAGGTCGACGGCAAGCCGGATGCTAAAAGCCGGCAATCTACCGCCCCACGTTCGCGTTGGTATGCGGCGGCGTTGGCGACGGCGGGACGTTGCAAGCTGGCTAGATACCCAGGGGGCAGGCAAATGATACAGCTGCAACTTTTCGGGGGGGGCGTTGGTTTAGGTGGCGGGCAGCATGGCGCAGGGCAGGACGCCGGCAAAGTGCTGTCCGTTGCCGCCAGCCGGCTGGCCCGCAGTACGGACCCAGTTACCAGCCACCTGGCTGCCAGCAATGTAAGTGAAACCGGATCGGCAGCACGCTGGCAGCGGGTGGCCCTGGACCTGATACGGCGACGGCCAGGAATGACAGCCCGCGAACTAGAGAACGCCGGCGGTTATGAAAACGGCCAGATTCGTAAGCGGCTGTTGGAAGTCATGCGGGGCGGCCTGATTCGCAAGGGCACCGCCAGGACGTGCCGCGTTAGCGGCCGACAGGCAGCAACATGGTGGGCCAGCAATGTACGTTAAATGTAAACCGTGCCGCATCGCGTTTCACACCGTAGACGACTACGCGAGCGGCCAGCGGCTACCCAGCATTAACCAATGCCCGAACTGCGACGGCCCTGTGGCGGAAACAAAAACCATCTACTACGGGCACCCAGAAATAGAAGCGAGTGCGGACCAGCGGGCAAAACTTAGTCACCGGCTGAACATGGCGAAAGCACTCTACAGCAGTCTGTATGAAGGGCTGGACCTGACACAGCAAACAGCAAAGGTGCAAGACCGTGCCTACCAGCTGTATTTGCATCTGATAATCGGGGGCGAAGAAAGCACGCCGGATGGAACAGCGGAAGCTGACACAATTCGAACGCGCAGAAATACAGAAGCTACATAAACAGGGTCTAAGCGTACACGCAATTGCACAAGTAATGGGACGACACCACGCAACCTGCTGGCGCGTGCTGAGCGGAGAAAGCCCGCGCGGGGGCGTGGTATCTGCCTGGCGTTGCAGCGGCTGCGGGGCAATGGTCAAAACGCAGGATTGTATGGCCTGCACAAAGCAGCGGGGACTAGATGAAAGCCGAAAACGAAACGCGGTCACAGCAAAACGATTCTGGCGTTACCTGCCCGTTGTCGTATGCAGGCAACGAATTGTTGACGCTGGGCTGGCAGGTGGCGATGGACCCGACCTGCGTTGATATGGGCCGGCAGGGCAGGCCCATAAAGATGTACGAATGCCAGGCGTTGACTGCCTGGGCGGATCAGGCACCTGAAGACGAACTGCGGCAATACCAACAGACAAGGGGATTTTCTGATGCCTATTTCGATACATGGAAAAGATTACACCACCGTGGCAGAACGGGTGTTGAAGATTCACAAGGACAAGCCGAATCAAGCGAGCATAACGACGAAGGTGCTGCAACTGAATGATAAGTTTGTGTTGATGCAAGCACGGCTGACAATCCGCGGTGACGAGCGGCAGACGTTTACCGGGCACGCTATCGAATTCCACGACACTAAAAACCAGCGGGCCGTCAATTTTGCCAGTGCTGTTGAGAACTGCGAAACGTCGGCCGTTGGCAGGGCGTTGGCGGCTGCCGGCTACTGCGGGACAGAATTTGCCAGTGCTAACGAAATGCAAAACGTGGAGGGCAAGACGAACCGACGGGCAGCCCAGGCAAAGGCACCCGCAGTTGGAAAGCCTGCTGGCAAACCTGCTGGCAAACCTGCTGGCAAACCTGCTGGCAAGCCTGCACGGGCACCAGCTGGCAAGAAAGCCCTGCGGTCACTAACGAAAGAAGAAGAAGCAGTTTTAAACGGTCTACCATTTTAGGGGAATAACAATGGCGAATTTGAACATGGTACAGCTGATTGGCAACCTGACGCGGGATGTGGAGCTGCGGCAGACTGAAAGCGGTACGGCTGTCTGCACCCTGGGCGTAGCTGTCAACGAAAAGCGAAAAGACGGTACAGAAGACGTTGTTTTCGTAGATGTCACGTTATGGGAGCGGCAAGCCGAAGTGGCCGCTGAATATCTGGGCAAGGGCAGCCCAGTCTATATCGAGGGCCGGCTAAAGCTGGACAAGTGGCAGACGAAAGAAGGGGAAGCGCGGCAGATGCTGACAGTTACAGGCCGGCGCATGCAGATGCTGGGCAGCAAGCAGCAGCAGCAGACGGCGGTACAGGAACTACAGCAGCCGGCCGAAGCGTGGCCCCAGACAGATAACCCGTTTTGACAATGAAATACCAGATAGACCAATGCGAACTGGCGGCCTGCAAAGCTTGGGCGGTGCAGCTGATTGAATCGAGCCCGAACCGTGAACCGTATTGGACGGTGGCAAACTTCACAGCCGGCAAAATGGCGGAAGTTGCCGTGTCAAGCCGGCTGGGCGTTTGCCCGTCTTTCAGGTATGGCCCTGATGGCGGTATTGACATCACGTGGCACGGCCTGCGGCTGGACATTAAAAGCACGTACAACGCCACCCATAATCTGTGTCTTGCTGAAAGCGTGCGCCCAGGTGGCGCAGACCTGTTCATTGCCTGTCACGTGGACCGCGGCACAAACGTGGTATCTGTGTGGGGCTGGCAGTTGGCAACCGTGGTATTTGCTGACGCGGAGCTGAAGCCCGGCAAGCGGCCCTATCGTATCTACCAGCGTTCGCTGCTGGTGCCTGGCGTGCCGCTAATCACAGAAGTAAGCAGACGAATAGAACTGGAAAAGGTGCCGTTCTAATGGATGGATACATAAAGCTCCACCGCAAGATACTAGATAGCGCGGTATTCCAGTCACCTGCGTTATTAAAGGTCTGGACCTGGTGCCTGTTGCGGGCCAATTGGGCACCGCGGCAGCTAATGACTGGGCAAGTTCTAGAACCTGGGCAACTTATCTTGTCCTACAACCGGGCAGCCGATGCTCTGGATATGTCGAAAAGTACAGTTTTCAGACATATCAAAGCACTAGAGCAACTGGGCAACATTACGCTAAACGTGGAACGCAAATGGACCACCTTAACCCTTTGCCAGTGGCGGACTTATCAAGACGACGAAACGAAAGGTGGAACGATAGCCGAACGCAAATGGAACGATAGCAGAACGCAAATGGAACGCCAGCCGAACGCAAATGGAACGATAGGCGAAACAGAAGAAGAAGGAAAGAAAGTAAGAAGGAAAGAAAGAAAGACAAAAGGGGGTGTTCTTTCATTTGATGAAATGAAGCTAGTGTTCAACGGCCGGCTGGATACTGACGTTGCACGGGCTGCCATGCGTCAATGGATTGACTACCAGACAGCACGCGGTACGCCACCGCCCACCAGGGACGGGCCGCAGCTGATACTGGAACGCTATGCCGTCAGCGGCAGCAATGCCCTGGCCCGCGATATCGAACATTGCATTGCCCAGAACTGGGCCGGCCTGTATCCACGCAAAGACACTGGTGGCGACGATCCACCGAAACCGCTACGCGATGACCCAGCAGAAGCCTGGCAGAACATTCTGTTCCGGGTCCATAAGTGTGCCGGCCATGACATCAGCGACGGCCGTTGCCAATGCTGCAAGGTGCCGGCTGATTACATCGAACGGGCAGAACGCGAACTAGACCGAAACGGAGTGCTGTAGATGACAATGGTAGACAAATACGAAGACATTATCGGACAGCTGAAAGCAGCAGAAACAATAGAACAGGGAATCGATGCCTGCTATGAGTTTTTTACGACGCTGCCAGATAGTACAGGTGACGAATTTATGGCGTTTATGTGCGGGGTTACGTGGCGCAATGGGTTAGAGGAATCGCCGTCAGTGTTTGAAATGGTGGATTCGTTTATCAATATTCACCTGGCCGGAAAGCTGTACGGACAGATGCACAAAGGCGCATGAGTACGTTTTCCTGATGACCAAATCGTCCAGGTATTACTATGACGCTGACGCGGTAAGGGAAAAGGCAGAATACGGGCGCAGAAAATGGTCGAGCGTGGAAGGTAACTTAGCGGCAGCCACAACGGCAGGTGATAAACGTCTACACCACGGCGTTAGAGTGTCGGCCAGCGTGACAGGTGCAGATCCATCAGCCGGCAGAAACCGGCGCAGCGTCTGGACGATTGCAACGGCACCCTATCCAGGGGCACATTTTGCCACGTTTCCGCCGGCACTGGTACAGCCCTGCATAAAGGCGGGCTGCCCAGAAGGCGGTACCGTACTGGATCCGTTCATGGGTAGCGGCACGACTGGCGACGTTGCCCTACGGCACAGCTGCAAGTTTATCGGCATTGAACTGTCAGAAGAATACATCCAGCTGGCAATGAAACGATTTGACCAAAAGGTACTGTTTTAGAAGGCGGCAAATTATGAAAGTGCGACTAATTAAGCCGGGGCATCGTAACCGGGTACGGATCATCGGCAACGCATGTGAGAACCTGCTTCACCTGGAAGCAATGGCGGCCGGCATGGGAATGCAGCGTGTGGGATTCGTCAAATTCTGGCTGCACGTGGCATTCTGGTGGCGGAAGAAACAAGGCAAAGGGCCGGACCTGTTCGACCAGGGCGACCCGGAACTAAACTAATGACAAACGGTAGACGCAAAGGCAAGGACGCTGAACTAGAAGTAGCCGACAGGCTGCGCCGGCTGCTGCAAACCAAAGCGGAACGGTCACAGCAGTACAGCGGCATGGGCAGCGGGCCAGGTGACGTTATCGTATACGACACCCACGATAAACCGATGGACCTGGTGGTCGAAGTCAAACGGCGGGAACGGTACAGCGTTAACCAGCTAATCGAGTGGTGCCATCGGGCCAGCAGCGATGCAGGGGATTACAACCCTGCCATTGTCGTGCATCGTGGCAGCCGGCAGCCCTGGCTGGTGACAATGCAGCTAGACGATATAGCCGCATTCATTGATGAAATGGGCCGGCTGTAGCGGGAAAAAAAGGCAAACTAATTCCCGATTTACTATGCTTACATGTATACCTGAAGGGCGATTTATACTAATATGTGGGTGCGGGAAAACCCGCGCAGCGGAAACTAAAAAGGAAACAAAAGGTAAAACAATGAAAATCGAAACGCTAAATTGGAACACCGGCTGCGAATACACACCGCAGGGGCAAATAGTGATGGCTGTCAAGGACGAGAGCGGCGATATTTTCTTCAATGATACTAGCCGCCGCATCTGGGGAAAATTAACGCGGGCTGTATCATTTTCAAGGGGCGCGATCATGCGTGAATACGATTCAGGCAACTATGAATGGATTAACCGCAATCAGTTACACGAGCTGTTTCCAGGGGTAAAGTGAATAAAGCACGACTAATTAAACGAATCAGCAAGGCCCGCAAGGACGCGGGCTTGTCTGTTAATGCTGCCGCGGCCCTGGTGGATTGCAGCGATATGGCAACGCGCGGCAGTAAGCTGACACAGCCCAGCTGGGCACGCATCGAAGCAGGCCAGCAAAACCCTACATGGGATACCCTGTTTGGTATGGCTGCTGCCGTGGGCCTGCGGGTGGATATATCTGTAGACAGATCATGACAGCGGCATCGGTTCAAACAATGCCTGCCGTCCACCCAGGACGATACCGCAACCAATTACTGGTTTGGCTGTGAATTTCTTGCCATAGTCCATTGCCATTGTTTCATGATCCACGCCACAGCCAGTTGATAGGCCGAACACGATGGCATCTTGGTTCGCATAGTAGCTGCACCCTGCCTGACTATGCAGATGGCCCTGCACCCAGGGCGTAAAGTTTTCTTTAGCATTCTTCAGTGCTGCCTGCTGCCCGCCTTTACCCCTGTCACCGTGGGCATACGTTACACCGTCGTATACGTAGGTTGCATAGCGGGGCAGCCATTGCCAGTTGGGCGTTTCCCAGATGCGGGCGTATGAACGCAACAGTTCAACAGGGATACCGCTACTGCGGGCCTGGCGTGCTGGTAGGTCGTCGTGATTGCCTGTCAGTACGGTACAGCGGGGGAATGCAGTATAGAGCTGCTGCACCTGGCCCATCGCCTTATGGTATTCATCGCCAGCAGCAGGCAGGGCGGGGTTACGTTCGTGGTAGCTGATACCGGCCCAGTCTACGACGTCGCCGATGTGGATAACCTTACGGCACTTCCAGCGTTTACGCATGGCTACCAGGAACTGTACATAGCCAGGCAGCATGGCAGGACAGTGGGTGTCGCCGATAACTAGAACGTTCAATGGATGGCATCCAGTGGAACATGCGATCCCCACGTATTTCATTGTTGATGAACTGCACGTAATAGCAACAATAGCAGTATGCCAATGGCCGCGAACTACTTATGCAGTAAGTGCAAGAAGCCTAGCTGCAAGTGCGCACGTTACAGCCAGAAGCACCGCACCAGCCCAGCAAAACGCGGCTATGGCCGCATGTGGCAGCGGGCCAGGCTGGTCTACCTGAAAGCGAACCCGCTATGCAAAACGTGCAGCAGTAAGGGGAAGACAAGGCAGGCAACTGTTGTGGATCACATCATTCCGCATCGTGACGACATCAAAGTATTTTGGGATACCAGCAACTGGCAGCCGCTGTGTATCTGGTGCCACAACAGCAAGACTGCCCGCGGGCAGTAGGGGGCGGGGGGGTGCAAATGTTAGGAACTGGACCAACAGAAGAACGCACACTCA